GATAAGTAAATGGGCAAACTATGTGCAAGAGGAAAAGCAGCAGCTAAAGCTAAATTTGATGTTTATCCTTCTGCTTACGCAAACATGTACGCTGGTGCTGTTTGTTCGGGTAAAGTAACACCAGGTGGCAAGAAAAACAAAAAAGCCAGTGGTGGCATGATAGGTAATGGCAATAAGTTATCGCAATCTAGAAAAAAAGTATCACACCTGAACACAGGTGGTGTTGCTAGAGGTTGTGGTGCTGTAATGGAAAATAAAAGAAAATCAACTAGTTACGCATAATGGCTAAAAACGGTCTACGTAAATGGGTTAAAGACAAGTGGGTGGACATAGGTGCACCTAAAAAAGGTGGTGGCTTTAAACCTTGTGGTAGAAGTAAAGGTGAAAAAAGAAGTGGCTATCCAAAATGTGTTCCTGCTTCTAAAGCAGCAAAAATGTCAGCAGGTCAAAGAGCATCAGCAGTAAAAAGAAAAAGAGATGCAGGTAATCCAGGTGGCAAACCAACCAACGTAGCAACTTTTGCAAAGAAAAAAAATAAGAAAGCCGCATAATGGCAAAAACTCCAGCATGGCAACGCAAAGAGGGTAAAAGTAAATCAGGAGGCCTAAACAAAAAAGGCGTAGCTTCTTACAGAGCTGCTAATCCAGGTTCTAAGCTTAAAACAGCAGTAACAACCAAGCCTTCTAAATTAAAACCAGGTTCAAAATCTGCTAGTAGAAGAAAGTCTTTTTGTGCTAGAATGTCTGGTATGAAGAAAAAATTAACAAGTTCAAAGACAGCAAATGACCCTAATTCAAGAATTAACAAATCTTTAAGAAAATGGAACTGTTAATGGATACTGCTAAAATTAATAAATTAACGCAAAAAGTGTTGCAGGAGGCTAATAAAATAACTAAAGAGCATTCTGAGTCAGAAGAAGACACAATTTTTATTGCAAATGCATTTTTAAATGCCACAAAAATACTATATACTCAGGCGCTAGGTGAAGAGATAGCAACAAGTCTTTTACTAGAAGTTATGAGACAAAGTTTCGGTGATACCGATAGAACTTTACATTAAGGAGACAAAGATGACAAAAAGTAAACCAGATTATTTAGATTTTGATAAAGATGGTGATAAAACAGAGTCCATGAAAAAAGCTTTAAAAGAAAAAAACGCTAAAAAAATGATGGGTGGCGGAGAAGTTAAAGTTGATGAAGTCATTAGAATGCCTCAAGAAATCCAAGTGCCTGGCATGATGGGTGGAGGTATGATGTACAAAGATGGTGGTGATGTTCAAACTGTCACTCAAGGCCACAAAGGTATGAAGAATACCGTCAAATATAAATAATTAAAAATTTAAAGGAGGATAACATGAAACTATTAAAAGATGTTATTGAATGGCTAAAAGAATGGAACGATTGGAACATGAAAGACTGGATTAAAGCTGGTATTGTATGTGGAATCGTTTTAGCCGTTTTATGGAAAATGGGTGGAGCCTAAATTATGTGGCAACTACTCGCTAAACCTCTACTCGGAGTTGTAACAGACTCCGTTAGAGGCTTCGTTGAAACTAAAAAAGCAAAAGCAGAATTAGCTGTTACTGAAATTAAAGCTGCGAAAGCTTTGAAGGAACAACAGATAGAGGGAAAAATTTCGTGGGAGGCCAGTGCGGTCGATCAGATGAAAGGGTCTTGGAAAGATGAGCTAATTTTAATATGCCTGTTAGTTCCGGCGGTGGCAGTCTTTATTCCTGGATGGACACCACATATCAAAGAGGGCTTTGAAGCTTTACATTCACTGCCTGATTATTATAAACACTTATTATACATTGCATGCTCAGCTAGCTTTGGTATTAAAGGTGCTAAAGGAGCAATGGGATTAATTACAAAAAAGAAATAATATATGGATCCAATAGAATTAATAGAAGAACTAAACAGAATAATTAAGAATAATAAAAAAGCAGTGCACGATGTTGTATTGACAGACGCTGCTACAGACTATACTAATTATAAGTATATGATGGGTCAATTAAAAGGCCTTGATAACGTAGAACAAGAATTTAAAGAGTTCTTGCAAAAAAGGAGAATACAATTTGAGTAAGCCGATTCCAGACCAAGTTTTAAACTTTGGTAAAGTAGCAAAAGATCAAGTAGAAGAAATTGATCCTAACAATATTCCAAAAAAATTAACTGAAAGACTGCCTAAACCCACAGGGTGGAGAATAGTAATTTTACCTTACAAAGGAACAGGTAAAACAAAAGGTGGTATCATTTTATCAGATCAAACTATTGAAATGCAATCAGTCAGCACAACATGTGGATATGTGTTAAGTGTTGGACCAGATGCATACAATGATGTAAACAAATTCCCGGAAGGTCCGTGGTGTAAAGAGAAAGACTGGGTTATCTTTGGTAGATATGCAGGTTCTCGCCTACAAATAGAAGGTGGAGAAATTCGTATTTTAAATGATGACGAAATTTTAGCAACAATCAAGAATCCAGAGGATATCTTGCATTTATATTAATAACATGGAGGAACCATGCCAGAACAAGCAATAAATACAGCAAAAGATGAACCTGTCGTTAGTGTCCCATCAGAAGGGGATTCTGTAGATATTAATCTACAAGAAGAAAAAAAAGAAGAAACTAAAGATGATTCACAACTTGAAGTTGTAACTCAAGAGGGTCAAGGTGAAGAACTCGAAGAGTACAGTGATAAAGTTAAAACTAGAATTAACAAACTTACAGGCAAACTACGTGAAGCAGAAAGAAGAGAACAAGCTTCTTTTCAATATGCAAAACGTGTAGCAGATGAGAATAAAAAACTAAAAGCTAAATCAAACAGCTTAGATGCTTCCTATATTCAAGAATTTGAAGCTAGGACTCAAATAGAAACTAAAAAGGCAGAACAAGACTTACAAACTGCAATTCAAGCAGGAGATGCGTCAGCACAAGTTGAAGCACAAAAAGCCTTGGCTAAGTTATCTATTGACAATGAGCGTCTTTTAGCTACAAAAGAAGCTAAGGAAAGTTTAAAAGAGGAACAAAAAGAAGATGTTACACCTGAGCAGCTTCGAGATGCTCCTCCAAAAAAAGTAGATCCTAAAGCCGAAGCTTGGGCTGAAAAAAACCCTTGGTTTGGTAAAGATGAGGCAATGACTTATGCTAGTTTTGGAATACATAAAAAACTAGTTGAAGAAGATGGATTCAATCCTAATTCAGATGAGTATTATGCTGAAATTGACAAAAGGATCAAAACCGAGTTTCCCCATAAGTTTGGGGCAAATAGTTCGGAATCTACGAGACCCGTCCAACCCGTAGCTTCTGCTGGTCGTTCAACAACGCAATCAACATCAGGACGCAAGACAGTTAGACTATCTCCGAGCCAAGTCCATATCGCCAAGAGACTTGGAGTACCTCTGGAGGAATACGCTAAATACGTGAAGGAGTAATAGCATGGAAGATAAAACCAAAAAGACCTCACGCACCGATGCTTCTCGTGAAAAAACAAAGAGAGCACAACCTTGGCGCCCACCGTCAAGCTTAGAAGCGCCACCGGCGCCTCCAGGATTTAAACATAGGTGGATAAGAGCTGAGACTCTAGGAACTGAAGACAGAAAGAATATGGCTGGAAGACTTCGTGAAGGATTCGAGCTAGTTCGTGCTGATGAGTTTCCAGATTTTCACTCACCTACAATAGAAAATGGATCGCACGCTGGTGTTATCGGAGTTGGTGGATTATTGCTTGCTCGTATACCAGAAGAAATTGTCGAGGAGAGAGCGGAATATTTTGCAGAGCAAACTAAGACGCAAGAAGAATCTGTCGATAATAATCTTTTTAAAGAGCAGCATAGAAGTATGCCTATTTCTTCCGAGAGGAATAGTAGGGTTACTTTTGGCAGTGGTAGAGGAAACGACAAAAATTAATTTTTGTTATGGGTCCTATCACTTATATAACAACTAACTGGTTAAGGAGGACTTATAACCATGGCAAATAAAGACGCACCATTCGGTTTTAGACCTGCAAAGATGTTGGGTGGAGCACCATTTAATGGCGGCCAAACAAGTTATGGTATTGAAAGTGGATATTCTAGTAATATCTTCACTGGAGATGCAGTTGAGTTACACTCAGACGGTACTGTTACCGTAGGAGCTGCAGCAGCAACTAATTTAATTGGCGTATTCAATGGATGTTTTTACACTGACTCTACAGGTAAACCGACATACTCAAAACATTGGCCTGCAAGCACTGTCGCAAGTGATGCAGTAGCTTTTGTTATTGACGACCCAAACGTACTTTTCGAAGTACAAGAAGACAGCACTAATATCGGAGCTTCATGGCCTGATAATAGAGGATCAAATGCTGACTTAGTATCAACTCACGCAGGCAGTACAGCTATTGGAAGATCTAAACAAGAGTTAGACTCCAGTTCAATTACTGCGGCTACAGCACAATTTAGAGTAGTAGATGTTGTTTCTGATGAATACAACAACGACACAGCTAGTGCTAACGGGAACTATCTCGTTAGAATTAACGAAGGTCTTCACTACGCTAATACTGCTGGTATTTAATAGGAAGGACTAAAAAATGGCTATATCAAGAAGTCAACTCGTAAAAGAGTTAGAACCTGGTCTTAATGCACTGTTTGGTCTCGAATATGCAAGATACGAGCAGGAGTGGTCAGAAATTTTTGACACTGAGAACTCAGACAGAGCGTTTGAGGAAGAAGTAGAACTTTCTGGCTTCGGTAGTGCACCAGTAAAAGCTGAAGGAGCAAGCGTACAATTTGACGATGCTACAGAAGCTTTCACTAGTCGTTACTCACACGAAACAATTGCTTTAGCATTTGCTATTACTGAGGAAGCCGTAGAGGATAACCTTTACGACAGCCTAAGTTCTAGATACACAAAGGCTTTAGCACGTTCAATGGCTAACGCTAAAGAAATCAAAGGCGCAAATGTTCTTAACAGAGCATTTAACTCTTCCTACACAGGTGGAGACGGTGTTGAATTATGTTCAACTGCTCACTTAACAGTAGCAGGTGGCAACTATGCCAACGAACTATCAACATCTGCTGACCTTAATGAAACTTCTTTAGAGCAATCATTAATTGACATTGCTGGTTTCATTGACAATCGTGGTCTTAAAATCGCTGTAAAGGCAACAAAGATGATCATTCCAGTTAATCTTCAGTTCGTAGCTGAAAGATTAATGAAGAGTCAGTTAAGAACTGCAACTTCAGATAATGACATTAACGCTATCGGTAACATGGGTATGATCCCTGGCGGATACGTTATCAACCATTATCTAACAGATACAGATGCATTCTTTATTAAAACTGATGCACCTAATGGTCTAAAGCACTTTAATCGTGCGCCTATCAAAACTTCTATGGAAGGCGATTTTGATACAGGTAACGTAAGATACAAAGCTAGAGAGAGATATTCATTTGGATTCTCTGATCCTAGAGGTATCTTTGGCTCACCAGGAGCTTAATAAATAACCAAAGAATGGGGGTATATCCCCCATTCTTCTTATTGCAAATTTTCTTTAAAACTGTATACATAAATATAAGAACTACATAGACTGCTTATGCAGACGATATAGAGACTATGTAGTAAGGTCTATATAACCAAGGAGGTTTAAAATGGCTAACTCAACATTTAGCGGTCCAATAAGATCAGAAGGTGGTTTTAACGTAATTAACAAAGCTGCTGGTACTGGTGCCGTAACAGAAACAGGTTTTTCTGTAAATTCTACTGGTCAACTAGTTTCAATGGGAACTAGAAAAATACAATCATTTGCAGGCACACTAGCATCTACAAACGCAGCATCAACTGCTTATGGAGACGGTGATGTTCTTGTAGAACTCGGTGCATTAAATACAGAAGCACCAGACGGTCTAGTAACACCTAGCAAATTTTTTATTCACAGAGCATTAATTGGTATTACAACTGCTGCAGGAGAAACTCTTGTGGGCGGTTTATCATTAAGTGCAACTTCTGGTACAGCAACTAATAGTGCAGTTTCTTCTGGAACTGAAATCGTTGGTGCTGGTGTAACATCTTTTAATGAACAGTTAAGTGCTACACAATCAATCACAGAGGTAGATGTAAACTTTAACAATACTGCTGGTAACTATCACATATTTGTTCCAAATATCACAGCTGCGATTGCAAGCAAAAACTTATATGCTTTTGCAACAACTGCAGTTAATGCTGATGTTACTGCTGGAAGATTTACAGTGGAGTTAGAATACTCAGTATACTAATAAATTAGTGGGGCTTCGGCCCCACAGTTCTTAATTAAGGAGGGAACATGGCCGACACAGTAACAGGACCAACAATCCTACAACAAAACGATAATCGTGTTGTTATCAAAATTGTTAATCAATCAGATGGATCAGGTGGCACTACAGTTTTTGGTGACGTATCAGCATTAGCTGCTAGAGCAGATGGAACTGCAGTAGCACATTTAGGACTACTAAGAGTTTGGTATTCTTGTCAAGGTGGTGATGGAGGAAACTCTTATGCACGTTTAGATGAAGAAGATTCAGATGGTGACATTCCTATCATTGG